TAGTATAATTGCTACCATTAAAAACAAACTCACTTGCTGTCAATCCGTTAGTAAGAACATTTTGTGAGTTGTAATTTAAATAAGCTGAAAAACTATTGTCAACTAAAAACGGTGATAGTGATTGCAAATATTGATTTACGTAATTGTTACCTATATGCTGGTATGCATAATAAGCACCTGGTTCGAGAACCAAATCCGATGGCTTATCAAACACTGTAACATTAACTCCGCTTACAACCGTATCGAATGTTGTTGTAAAAATTACTGGTGCACCTGTTAAGGCTGCAATATAAGATATTGATGATGGATTATAATATCTATCAACCCAGACTGGTAATGTATTAACATCAGTACCACCGGATAACCAGCTACATAAAAATGAACCTGAAGTCTTATCAGATACTTGACCAAAAGGTGATGTGTATTTAGCAGAAGCGAGTTTTTTGAAAATCTTATCTGCCTTCATCGGATGATCACCTGCAATTGCACCAGCTTCAATAAATCCTGCATTAGCTACATTAATTTGTGTATAGGGGTAGAGAGTTTGTGGTGTATGAAAGTATGTTGTCTGATCTGCGGGTAGTAATAATTGCGATGTATATGTTTCATAACCTAAGCTTAGGTTATCATTTCCGTATTCTTGACTTGATCCTGTAAAAAGATTGTTATACTTTCTTGAGCTTACATCATCTTCGTTAAAATAATCGGAGCGATTTGATTGAAAAGGATTACCGCGACTTTGCAGATGCTCCGGTGTGCTTGTATTCTTAAGGGATAAGATATTAATATCAAGCGCTTTATCTTTTTTGATATTATTAAATTCAGTATTAACAAGTAGATTTGTATTAATAGCATTTACACTTCTATCTGGATTAATATTTTGTGTATTTGTTTTAAAATCTTGCTGATAACTAACCCACGCATCATATAAGAGTGTATTAGTAATAGCACTAGACTGCGGTGTTACTCTTAGTATTGCATTAGGTGGATACGGTGTACTTGCATTTTGTACAGGTTTAAAAAATGTTAATGCAGGCCCGCTTACTATAACAGATGGTATATTATTAGGTGAATATGTACTTTCTGTATAACCTACATATTCACAAATATAGTTACCAGAATTATCAAGTATACTTTTAGCTAAGACTAAAATATTGCTAGCTGAATCATAAATGTAGTGAAATATCTGCGAGCTATTACTACCCAAATCATCTTGTTGACTGTCAAACTCAAAAGTCAATTTACCTGAATCTGCTGTAAGATAACGATTAACACCGCTCTTACCATGTATTACTTTACACAATACATCATCTAAAAATAATACTTCAAAAAAACTTCTGTTGTCAAGATTATTATATACACCTGAAAGAGCAATACTAGCTGTACTTACCGTAATAGGCGGTTCTTCAGTAACAAGGAATAGTGTATTTTCATCAATATTGGGTGTATTGTATGTTCCAATATATGTACTAAATCCATTATATGGTAGTGGTTCTAGTGACTCTATATAAGCGTTAGAAGACAACGCATCATAACGGGTAAGATACAGATTTGAATAGTTGTTTGTTGTGGTATCGTTTAAATCTGCATAAACCTGTGTAAACGGTAAACTGAATCCTTGTTCAGTTAAAAACGTTGTTTGATTTAGTGACAAGGTTTTATCAGAAGCGTACGTAGACGACAGACCAATAAAATTTGTTGAATTAACTGAAACAACATCCATGATTATTAATATTTATGCACTTAACGTTAGTGCGTGTGTAATATAATTTGGTGATCGAGTTTCGAATATATTAAGAAGTTCACCAGAGCTAGCTCCAATTGACAACGTATTGAGTAAATGAATATCACCTAAGTCATAAATTGAAGCTGGAAAAAATGTTGCTGTTAAATTATAAACAAAATTAATAAGATTACCGTTTATAACAGTTACTGACGGGGTATAAGTTGTACCACTAAGACTTAACGGATAATAGTCATTACTTACAGTAACATCACCAGGTGTCTCAATTAACGCTATACCGTTATAACTATTACCGGCTGGGTAATTAACAACTCTACTAGTACCATCACCGAAATTATATAATACCTTTAATATTCCAAATTGCGATGCATCAAGACTTGATGTTGAAAAGATAATAGTATAAGGACCTTTAACGGTAATTGGCTGTAGATTTGTAGTAAACGTTTGTATAACGTACTTCCACGGGAAAAAGGAACCATCGTTTGCAGTGTTTGCATATACATTTGTTGTCGGATTGAACCCACCACCATCAATAGCTGCGCCAGAAAAGGTAGAAAGAGCTGTATTAAATGTTAAAGAATCATTGAGACCAGGAATTCCAACATTTTGATTACTTGATAATTGTATCGTATATGTTCTCACTGCATATATTTAACAAAATATATGGCTGTTCAACAGCTTGTTTACGCTACAAAATAACTTAAACCCGTATTAGTAAAAGTATGAATCCATACATTCGACGACGGATTGGTTACAGTTCCACCTATAGCACGTTGCGTGGGATTATTATATGTTATAATAACAACGCCCGAACCACCGTTATAACCTGCAATATATGTACCACTAGCACCACCACCACCACCTGTATTTGCCTGACCTGGTGCTCCGGATGCTCCTCCACCGTTACCACCACCGCCGATTCCACCGCTACTGCCATTTCCACTGCTACCACCACCACCTCCACCACCTGCAACCCAGTATTGACCTGCTGATAATTGCCCAACAGTCGATCCTACAATAGGGTTAATGATACCAATACCACCAGAACCTGCAGGATTATAACCACCTGCACCACCTACACCGCCAGCACCACCTCCGCCACCACCTGTATTTGTATTTTTTGTTGCTGAACTGCCGCCGGCGTATCCCTGACCTGGTATGCCTGCTCCACCAGCGGCTAATGAGTTGTTATGTGCACCACCACCGGATCCACCATTATTACCACCACTACCGGGTCCTATATCAGCAGCACCACCGCCGATTGCACTAATAGTTACACTAAAAGAGGAATCATCACCGTTGGTTATATTTACAGGTGGTATAGTTGATTTCCCTTTACCTCCGGCGCCCACAATTACAGGATATTGATTACCACTATAGACTGTAGTAGTACCTGTTAAAACACCACCAGCACCACCACCACCACCATAGTCTAATCCACCACCACCGCCGCCACCTACTACAAGGTATTGTACATTATATGCACTAACAGGAGCTTGTGGGCTATTTAAATAACCATTTGTGCCTGATCGAGTGATAAGCATAGGAATAAAAATTAAAGCGCAAGATCACCAAATAAAACCCATCCTGCAGGTGCACCAAAATACATTAATGTAGCAGTAGAATATTGTGTTCTTGTCTTAAAGTACCCACTTGCTTGATTTATTGTTACGTTTTGACCCGATACAGCAACACGGCCTGTTGTAGGTGAGCCATTTAATTGCATGAATCCGACGTTAAATCCTACAGGATAATTACTACCAACAATTGTTGCTGTTAATCCTGCGCCGTTATTGGTAGAGGCGATCATACCACCACTATCTGATAACTGTATTGTATATGTCGTACCAGCGATAGTAGTAATACCTGTACCACCGTAAACATTGCCAGTTGCAATTATATTACCAGCGGCACTTATTGCACCGGTAGTAGTAATATTACCAGTCGCACTGAGTGTGCTACCTGTTATAACACCTGTAGCACTGATATTACCAACTACAGTTGTATTCGTAAATACACCTGCAGTTACACTACCACCAACACTTAAATTGTTTACATATGTAGTATTTGGTTGTAGTGCAGTAATATTAGAACCGAGGATAAAAGTATTATTATAATTTGTATAGTTTGAACAACCACCTAATATAGCTGAACAATTTCCAATAACCTGATTACCAGTACCTCCAGCTATCGCACCATAATTACCTGTAATAAGATTCAAGCAACCGCCACCGATTGCTGCACCTGCACCGTTAGCACCAATACACGTACCACCGGCGATAGTTGAATATATACCTGAAGCACTATTACAAGCTCCACCGGCAATAACACTACTATTTCCAATTGCTGTGTTTAAGGTACCACCTGCAACTACACTACAACCACCTGTTGCCGTATTTAGTACACCACCGCCAATTGTATTAAATGTACTGCTATTATTAACAGATCTGTCCCAGGTTGCAACATATGATGCTGCACTATAATTTCCTGTTACAATAATATTTGGTGCACTTGGATTGCAGCCTACAACTGTTGCTGTTGTTATAGTTCCAGCTGATAACCCGTTTGTACCTACTGATACAACAGTTACTGGATCATAGAGGTTAAAAAGACTCGCTCTACTGCTATTAACAAGATTGATTACCGTACATGTACCGTTTGTTGAAAGTGTACCAGTGGTTGTTTGAATAGCGTTACCGCCTGTTTTATTGAAGCTACCAGCAGCAATAACTGACCCTGGTGTATTGTTCCAATTACCACAACCACCACCGATGAAAGAATTGGTAGTAGCACAATTTCGTGAACCACCGCCAACAGTAGCACCACTTAGAGCGTAATTATAACCACCACCTATTACAGTACTGTAGATACCTGAAGAAGTGTTGAAAACACCACCACCTATTTTACTACCAAAAGACGTGCAGTTAGCGCTCTGATCATACATGATCAAACCGGTTGCATTTCTTAGATCTAACGCAGCACCATTAATACCCTGAACAACAATACTACCAAATATGTTGGTATTATTTGTAGGGGTTACAGCCTGTACTACACCACTAATAAACGGTGTATTATTTGCAGTTAATGATGTTAAAGCGTTTGTTGTATAAGCAATACCAACAACATCACCAACGGAATAGGTACTGGAGAAATTATTGCCTTGTGTATCAAAAATCTTTGTACATGTTCCGTTACCGGATAATACAGGCGTAGCGCCAAATGTCGGATCATAAACACATGCACTAACTACGCGTGTAGTACTATATCCACCGATATGGTTATATGCACCTGTTCCAATAAAATTAAAATTGCCACCAGATATATAGTTTCTATAACCACCTACTAATGCATTATAATTACCGCTATTTGTACTACTTAAACCACCGGTAATAACATTATAACTACCAGTATTGAGACTTACAACCGGTGAGCCACTAATAGGAAGAATTGTACCAGTACCGATAACAGAATATGGTCCTCTACCACTAAGTGCATTTAATCCCCATGCACCTTGATTAGCACTAACAGTTACATAAGCAGTCTGCCAATATCCGCTATTAGCAATAACTGTATTTGTTGAAGCAGCACCGGCATTCCATGTAGATAGGTTATTGGTAACAGTAGAACTAAGACTTATATAGATACTACTAGTTGCCTTTAGTGTAGTATAGGCATTCTGCCAATTACCGCTATTAGCATTGACTGTTGTATATGAATTTTGCCAATTACCACTAGTTGACAATAAAAAGGAATTAATGCCATTTATACCATCATACCAGTGACCACTATTTCCAGCAACTGTAGTGTATGTATTTTGCCAATTTGCAGAATTTGCAGTAAGACATGTAACAGCACTTGTACCTTGAGCAATACCAAGTGTTGAAATTTGATTTACTATAGTACTGACTGTTACACCGGCAATCAAACCGGTTATTGCTGGTACGTTTAAAGTTAAAATCGCGGCTGTTGTAGGCATACTGTACTAATATTTACTTTAAACTACACATTTTCCATTAGAATGTTACTGAATAATAATATACTCATCACCAGATTGCAGACCTGCAGTACCAGGCGTTACATTAATAAGGGCTGGAAATGATAGTTTATATAATGGTTGATCAGCACTCAAAGTAAGAAGAGCGACACTATTTGATATCGTCGTCAAAGGACTTGTTGGTACTGTATAAACTGCAATTGTATCGCCTACATGCATAAACACTGATTGTGAAACCGGTGTTGTTGGTGAAGTAAATATTGATGTATCAAGTATACCTTCAAGAGTGTATTCCCAGGTTCTATACGAACTTAAAAACACACCATTTACGTTCAAATTCTGTATTTTAAAGTTTGTAATGCTTTGACCAGTAGCAAACCCTAAGCCACAATAAACACTATCCGGCCACCAAGTGGATGCTGGCAGGACATAACTAACGAAATTTGTAAACAGATAATCAGTAGGTCGTTTGATATCAATAACTACACGCTGACCGAAATCAGTTAATCGAACACGCATGCAATTATATACAGGTGTATCAGAACCGTTTATTTGTTGATAGATACTATACGGATATGGGAATATATTGCTATATAAATTACCACTATTGTATAAAAAGCTATAATTATTATCAAAATTATTACGAATAGTAATTGAATTCGGTACGGGTTGCGACAAACCATCTATACCATAAAAATTAGTACCAAAATTACCAGTAATATCAAACCCTATACCAAGAGCTCCATATCGTACACCTGGAAAAGATGTCAAAGCAGGACTGATAACACTATTAACATTTTGTACAGGAGCATAGCATAATCCGGGACCTGGTCCACCACCTGAAAGACCACTTAATGTACTAGTAAAGAAAACGCTAAATCCCTCACTGCCAGTATAACCACTACCATAACATGCATAATCGAATGTTACTACAATATCTTTGTTAATATCAAATCCTTGATCAAAGAATACAGTACCGGCGTTAGCATTTTGTATTAATGTATATAACGGTGGTGATATCGCCGTATAGGTACCATTAGATGTATATGTTAAAATTGTATTAGAACCAACGATAGCAACTTTCGGTGAGCCTGTAGTGATACCTGAATACTGAGATGTAGCTATTACTAATACAACAGCACCCGATCCACCACTACCACCGGCGGAATTATAAGCACCACCGCCACCACTACCGGTACCTGAAAGACCGCTAGTCGGACTATTTGGCGCACCATTTCCACCACCACCTAGACCACCATATGTAAGTTGAACCCCGGCAAAACTCGTGCCACCGCCACCGCCACCTGCAATCCAGTATTGACCAGCTGATAGTTGTCCAACAGTCGATCCTACAACAGGATTAACAATACCGAAACCACCGCCACCACCAGCGATACTGCTTGCGTCATATCCAGCTTGACCTGCACCACCACCGCCTCCGCCGTATGCATCAGAACTATAAAATCCTATTCCGCCTGAAAACCCAAGAATACCGGTACTATACCCTCCAGTTCCTATGATACTAATAGAGGCGCCACCGCCACCGCCTGATCCACCATTTGACCCACTTAATGCATTATAACCACCACCTCCACCGCCACCAATGGCTTGTACAAGAGGTATTTGGTTATTGAGTATTACCGATGATTGACCAACTGAACCAGCACCGCTCATACCACCAGCTCCACCGGTTCCTACTACAATATTATATCTTTGACCTTGTGTGATACTGAGAGATGTAAAAACAACATCACCGGCGCCACCGCCACCACCATCACTGAAGCCTAACCCTGTACCGCCTCCGCCGCCACCACCGATAAGCAATGCTGAAAGAGTTAAATTAAGGGTTGACATGATAATTATTTATCGCTTATGTTTACAGTTCCAATGGATTAAATATTCAAGTGGATATAAAGAGTCTTTTTATAAAAGAACCAATTACTGAAAATACAAAATTACCTGAATATTTAACTATATTTGGTTTCCCTACATTTAGTAAAATTGCAGCAATATCAATAGATATTGTTTATTGGTTTATTATTTTGGTTGCATATTGCTTTGCTTTTCATGCGTTGAATAATATTCTCATTACCTGGCCATGGATTTTAGTTGGTTTAGCGTGTTTTGCTGTCGTAGGTCTACCCTATTGTGTTAAAATTATATTGTTCGGCCGCAAGGAATTCCCGTTGAAAGCAGCACTGCTCTGTTTATTTTTAAGTCTCTTACCTACAATATTTGATTTTACAGGTTTTTACTCAGAAACCGGTCTTCAGGATAGCCTACAACGCAGTAAAGTACAGATATCTGAAACTATCTCAGCATTTGAGATACAAAGTAAGAAATCTGCGCAAGATCAAGGGCTTGAAATTGAAAACACTGGTAGAAGTAAAAAAGCTCAGGCAGAACAAAACGTTTTACAATCATCAACAGATTTAAAAAAGCAAATAGAAGACGTTAATCAGCAAGTTCAAGATGAACGAGAAGGAATTCGTGGAAAAGCTGGTGATGGACCTCGAGCAAAAGAACTTCAAGCTCAAGCACGTAAATTACGAGCACAATCCGACATTGATATGCAACAATCTAAAGTAGAGCTTAAGCGTCAAACCGATATTATCGATCAAGAAACCAATCAGAAACTTCAAGCACTTAAAGAATCTACAAATTTACTCGGAGATAAACTTATTGCATGTAAAAAGGAAGTAAACAACACAAGTAATTTTAAAGAACTTGAAATAGCTGTTATAAACGCCAATAGTCTATTATCTTCAATTGCTTCTAATCTCAACGTGTCATATATCCCTGCAAAGATTATTGGATCTGATAATATTATCAAAGTGTCGTTTGGTTCTCTATTTGTAGGAGATATTACTGCACTTATTTGCTTCTTATTAGCGTTTCTTATGGAAATCGGTGATATTATTATAACGTTTGTAATGCGCTACCAAAAAAAATCACCAACACCAATTATTAAATCATCTTCCACAGACGATCATCGTCATATAAGATACACCAAAACATACGAAGGATATTAACCTTTATATTTTTTGGAAAATGTTTTAGCTGTAGATAAGCAGTGTTTGGTGTATTTGCATTGATCGCAAACACGATCAGAATCAAGATATAATTGAGGAGCAATACATGATCCGTTTTTTGTATTCTCGATAATATACTCCGCAGTACTTGCGTAAGTTCTCGGTTCCTTTGGAACCCATTTAATTGAAATTTGCTGTACTTCCTCCATAGTCATCTTTTTATGTCGTGGCTTCTTTAATAATTTAAGCCGAGCTAGTACTTGATGATCAATGGAAAACGGTTTTTTATCAGAAGGTCTTAACTGTTTCTGAACTTCTTCAGGAGATACTCTCTGACGAAGTAATCTCTTTGCTTCATTAGAGATATAATGATCTATAAAGGGAATAATTCCGCCAAACTTTTTAATACCCTTAGCCATTCCAGCTTTTGACACACGACGTTCAAGCCCGGACACAATACAAGTCATAATCTTGCTTTTAATAGCATCAGATTCTGCAAGATTAGTCTTAACTGATTTAGCAGCTTTAACTTTGACTATTTTCTTAACCTTCTTTGCAGGCTTTTTAATAGATTTCTTGGGTTTTTTCACCTTCATGTGCGTTTATATTATAGATTCGAAAATATTTTTCAAGCTTGATTTATAGAATTATAAAGTCTACTATGCTGTCATGCCGTACATCACACAAGAAAAACGAAATAACTTTATGACAGGAGTCGGTGTAATCGAAACTCCTGGAGATTTAAACTTTGTCATGACCAAGGTATGTCTTGAGTATCTTGAAAACAAAAGTGAAAGTTATCAAGCCTATAACGACATTGTCGGTGCTCTGGAATGCTGTAAGCTTGAAATGTATCGCCGCGCTGTTGCTCCATATGAAGATGCAAAAATCGCTGCTAACGGCGATGTGTATTAAAAGTAATTTAAAAATATTTCTTGCAACATCTAATAAAGCACTTAATATGAATTTTCTAAACCGAAAGGAGGTGAAATAACAATGATCGACTACACAAACAAGAATCTCCGTCCGAAGACGTTCTTCGTCAAGATGGAGCGTAACCGCGATGGTAGCTTTACCGTCAAGCGCGCTAAGGTCCTCGAGAAGACCAATCAGTTCGAGCGCACAATCAAGCAGATCGACGCACGTGACTTTACGCGCGCCATCCGCAATAACGATATTACCGTTGCTTAATTCGGTATAACAATGAGAAGACCGGCTGTTTTTACTTAGCAGCCGGTCTTTTTTTGTCAACTATTTTATTGCCTTTCCTTTTTAAATTTCGTACTATTATCTCTATGAATGCCGCAGAAATTAACGCTAGATTTAAGAAAAGTATTTCAAATGACCCTACTGTTTTGACCTGCATTGTTACAGGAAAAACACGTCCTACTAACTCTGAATATTTGGAAGAGAAGGCTAAGAAAGCCGGTTCAAAAGAAGAGTTTATCAAACATTATATTTGCCGTGAGGCTTTAACTTTGTTAAAACAAGGAAAAACAGTGTATGATGTACGTTCTACACTTGGAATTTTTACCGAAGTATCGCCACCGGACGAGAGAAAGATTCTTCGAGCTCTTGAAATAAACGGAAAATAAGCTTGTAGTCCTTTTTGAATTTCAATATACTGATAGTATGAAAATTAACCTACAGAGTACGTCGTTTACAGCAGTCAAAGATGTTCAGATTCCTGATATCTACAATCGTCGCGTCAAGTCGGGTATTCCCGAGGTTGACGATATGTTCGGTGGCGGAATGCTTCCTGGTTCAATTACTACGATTTCATCGAAGGCAGGTGTCGGTAAGTCGACGATGGTCCTTCAGATTCTCAATGGAATGGCGAAGAACGGTCATAAGGTCGGCTTTGTTTCTGCTGAAGAGTCTATTCATCAGGTTGCCTTTGCTTGCAAGCGACTTGGTATTGAAGAGGTTGGTATCTGCAATGAGTCAAATGCTAAGAAGATTATTAATCTTATGAACGATGTCGACGTCATTGTCATTGATTCATTTCATGCTGTTGATAAGAGCAATATGGAAGAGAAGGAGTTTATTGAGACTCTCATTAACCGTGCTAAGGAGACAGAATGTGTCGTTCTCATTATCTGTCATCTCACTAAAGGTGGTGTCATTAAGGGTACGAATCTGTTGACATACGCTGTTGACGTGAATATCTTCGTGGAAATCGCTGAAGACGAACCTGGTCATCGTCGGATCTATTTTGCAAAGAATCGTTTCGGTCCTGGTATTGACTATACCTGTGCGTTTACTAGTCGTGGTTACGACTTTACTCCGGTCAAGGTTACTGAAGGCTCTGGTAAAACCACGAAAGCTGATAAAAAGGAAGAAGCTCGTAAACAGATTCTCAGCATGGATGGTAAGTTTTCTATCGCAGATATTTGTGATAAACTCAAGGTTGATGCATCGAGGGCTGGTTGGCTTCTTCGAGAGCTTACGACCGAGGGTCGTCTTACACGAAATAATCTCCGTGGCAATAAGTGCCGGTGGAGGGTAAATAAAGTCGAAGCAATTATAACTACACACTAATATGGCTGGGAAAGGATCAAAATCACGCGTAAGCGATCAAAAGAAATACAAGGAAAACTTTCCAAAAGTTACTGGTAAAGTTGAAGGTTTTGTAAAAATTAAAGGCAAGCTAGTTAAAAAATACTAATTGCTATATAGCAATTAATGCTATAGGGCCATAAATATGTTTGTATTTATGGCTATTACAACAGACGTACTATCAGCGGTACCTAATTTTCAGGCTCCACCTTCTACCCCTATCCAGGGATGGAGTAATTCGTTTATTAATATTCAGAATGATCAAGGTGTTCCCATCTACGCACAAGCAACATATTCAACAAATATTAAAGCTGATGGTTCAACACCGATGTCACTCAGTAAGCAGACAAAGGATGTTGTAAATAGACTTAAAGTATCCGTACATCAAAACGTCTATGAGGCTGACTTTGAATACGGTCCTCAACCTCTTCGTTGGGAAAACTATACAACTGGAACTGGTACAATTACCCAGCTTCCACAATCCGGTGGTGTACAGATGATTGTATTGAATCCTGGTGATATTACCGTTCGTCAATCCCGTCCATACCATCGTTATCAGCCCGGTAAAACAATGTATATGGCCACAAATGTCAATTTCGGTGGTCCGGTTACTGGTCAAGTTCAACGTGTTGGTTTTTTTGATGATTCAAACGGTATCTTCTTTGAACAAGGTTCAAGTAATGCAGGCAATTCTGCAGGTATGTATGTTGTAGTAAGAAGTGATATTGGCGGTCTTCCTGTTGATACAAGAATTGATTTTGCTAATTGGTCTGATCCTTTCGGTATAAAGAATACAATCGATTGGACAAAAGTTCAAATGCTATGGATGGAATATGCGTGGTATGGAGCTGGTGGTCTTCGTTGGGGAGTTCTTCTCAACGGGGAGGCATTTATTCTCCACGAATACCCAACAGGTAATAACTTATTAGTACCGTGGGCAAGAACAGGTAACCTGCCTGTACGTTACGAACAGCGTAATCTCGGTGGTTCTGCCTCATCAACTACTATATTTAACCATTACGGTGTATCAGTTATTGTAGAAGGCGGTAGAGATCAACAAAGAGGTTTTACTTACAGTTATAGCCTATCGGCTCCTAAAACTATTAGCGTAAGTACACCTACACCGATTCTTTCTATTAGAAACCGTACAATGGGTCAGCGTACAGTTGATACATATACAGGTGTATCAAATACAGGTGCCATTACTGGATTCAATACAACATGGACGGGTTCAAGCGCTATCACCGGTGTAAGCACACCATTTGGTCTCGGTGGCCCGGTTGTCTATACATTTGCTCCTAATACATGGCCTACATCTACACCACTATCAGGCTTATCAATCTATTTCCCGACACTGACAGGCACTAAATACACAAACGGTGCTACCGGTCGCATTTATGCAAACAATACATATTCAATTACCGCAGTTGATGTTGTTGCAGGTCTTTCATCATATGCATTCCAGAGTCAAAATGGATTAATTCCGCCACCACTTTCTGGTATAACCGTTAATGTGACACAAAACACAGGTGCAGTAACCTCAACATCTGCAGTGTTTGTAACAGGTGGTGCGAGTATGCCTTATCAGATCGGCCTTATTAATCGTGGTCAGATTCTACCACTCGATCTTCTTCTATCAACAACCAACCAGGCATTACTTCAGTTCTACGTATCAACACCATATAATCCAATTGTGCTTACAAGTCCACAATGGAAGCCAATGGCTGCATTGAGCTCTTATAATTCCTTTGCTGAAATCGATCAGTCTGCTACATCATTTACAGGTGGTGAAATTGTATATTCATTCTTCGTATCACCTGGTAACAATCTTCAGGATAAGGATTTATCAAACTTCTTCCCGCTCTATAACACTATTAGAGGAAATGCACCCGATATTCTTACCCTTGCTGTTAATACTTTTGGTCAGTCTTTAACAGCTGGCGCTAATATTATTGGTCAGGAAGCAATGTCCTAAACTTAATACTTGACTCCGGTGTCAATTGCTGTATAATAAAAGCATGACACCGGAGAAATTAGAAGCACGAAATCATGTGTTGCGGTGTGATAATGCTGATTACGAAAGATATAAGAAGTCTTTTTGTGGCAAGTTTAATGATTTCTTATATAATAAATTTGGTGTAAGAAAAATCTGGCAGCTTATTCCTTTTGTTCCTCGGTGGGTAGATCTCTATTATTACGATAAGATCCGTCCCATTTTTAAACCACAGAATGTACGGTACCGTAAAGTAATTCCAAGAACCTGGACTGATGTTTCTCACCTTATTGAAATTGTAAATTTTGAGTTTATTAAAGGATTCTACGAGAACGAATATCTTCATGGACATACAGATTGGGTAGGCACAGGTGAGCATGCTGTTAAATTTGCCAAGTGGTTAGAATCAGCATACGATTATATCACTATTGAGCGCCCACAGCTTGAAAAGGATACGGAGAACGCTTTTCCTCCTCTAAGACCAATTGATGAGATGTTTATACCCTGTGAAACTGATGATAAGGGTAAGGTTAAATTATATAAAATGTCAAAGCGTAAAGAATCATATGAAGAACTTTATGGAGAGGTAGATCGTCTAGAGCAATTTATTCAGGATAAAGACAGTGAAATTTTAACACAGCTTGTTAAATATCGTCACTTCTTTTGGAGTTAATTTATATGGGTAGGTACCGAAGTAGTCAAACGGGGAGGACTGTAAATCCTTTGGCATTATGCCTTCGAAAGTGCAAATCTTTCCCTGCCCACCATTTTTAGAAAACTATAAAAAAGGATTAAATAATTAACGCCATGACACTCTTGAATACACACCCAGATCCAGAAGGTTCAGTACCGAAATACGATGGTAATATTATTAAATGGAGTGGGTACCATTCAACGTCAGAACAAGCAGAAGAGCATCTTAAGAAACAAACAAAGCATATTGCTGAGATAGAGAATAAATTAGTAGTAAGCGCTAAAAAAGATTTTGTTAATAGACACTTTAAAGGTTATTTTCTCTATCGTTACACAGTAATATTAGCCAACAAACCCTAATGAATTTTAGAAAAATATTTGAATCACTCCTTACTGAATCCAGGCATTCTAAGCAAAAGGCTGGTTATGTAGCTCACCCTGTTAATGGTCATCGCTGTGATGTATGTACAATGTGGAGACCGCCGAATAAGTGTTCAGCGGTATTGGGTGTCATCAAACCTGAAGGTTGGTGTAAATGGTGGAAGAGAACACATAGAAAGGATAGAAAGTAATGAAGGTGTACCTTGATATGGATGGATTACTTGCTAATCTTTTTGATACCGTATCAATGGGTATGGTTGGTAAGCATTATAAAGATCTTACAGAAGAGGAAAAGAAAAAAACTCGAGAAATTTGGATTGATCGTGAGGGTAAAGCTAAAGATTTTTTTGAAAAGCAAGGAGGTGTTGAGAGTTTTTTTGCTAATCTTCCTACTTTCGGTAATCTAACTAAAGCCATTGTAGACACTGTTGTTAAGATAGCAGGTGGATATAGTATTTGCTCTTGCCCTGCTGGTATTAATAAACAAGCATCAGAAGCTGGTAAAAGAATTTGGATACATAAACATCTTAACCCACTTCCAGATGATATGTCCTTTGTCAAGGATAAGACTATAAACGCTATTAATAAAGAGACAGGAAAACCAAATATTCTTATTGATGATTTTCCACCTTATATAAAAGCATGGAGAGATGCTGGAGGTATTGCCATAGAAATGCGTACAGATAGCTTTAATTCCGTTGGTCAAGTTAAGGCTTTCTTAACCAAGAAGCTCAATGCAGCTAAAGATCAAATTGATGGTAAAATACCAACATTTGAACAATACGTAAATAATGTTTTTAGCAATTTATAGTTGCATCTAACGTTAAATCATATATTATAAACAAATGGGTATGTTTGATACAATTTATGTAAAGAAGGCTTTGCCTCTTAATAAAGAGCTTAAAGCTATTAAAGATTTTAAATGGGATGAGTTTGATTTTCAAACTAAGGATTTAGAAAATCTTCTTTCTACATATGAAATTACAAAAGCCGGTAAACTTCGATACCTTGAAGTAGAAAGAGAATGGGTAGATGATGAAGGTTCTTTCCTTAAGGGATATATGAAAGAAGTATCCTCTAAATGGGTTGATACAAAGCATACAGGAAAGATAAGATTTTATCATAATTTTTCTACTAATAAATCAAATCATAATATTTTTTCAAATGTTCTTGAGGATGACACCGATCTTGAAGGTTTTGATTGGTGGGTAGAATTTGAAGCAGAATTTGTTAAAG